CGTCCATGTTGGACATGGCAAGCCAACTACTGGGGGTCGAAGAAGAATGAGTGATATTTTAGCACTAGACATAGAGACTAGCAACTACTCATGGGAGATAGGTGGATGGGGTAACAAGGCTCTTTTCGACACTACGGTTGTCGCAACTTGGGACGGTAACAAAGCAACAGTATTTTCCAAGCAAGACATAGACATAGACGGATTGGATGTTCACCCACTACACCCTAGAACACTGGGAGACCATATTACTGATTTTGTAGAGAAAGGAGGGAAGATACTCGGTCACAATATTCTCAATTTTGACTTCCCGGTTCTCAAAGAGTCTCTTGACTGCTGGGCAGTAGGGGATGTAATGCAGAAAACTGAATCGATATTCGATACCAAGACTATGTTTCAAAAAGCATCACTATCATACGGTATGTTAGAGTCATCATTGAATACTCTATCCAAGCATAATCTAAACCAAAGCAAGTTAATGAAAAGCATAGAAGCACCAGAGGCTTGGGCTCAAGGTAGATTCGAAGACGTAATCAAATACTGCGTTAGCGATGCACAACTAACCTATGACCTCTACATACATGGTAGAGAGAACGGTATAATCAAATCACGCTCCTTAGAAACTGGGGAGATAATAGAAGTAGAAGTAGAGTGGTAATATGAGTGAAAAAGAAAATGAAAATGCATTAAGAACGAACATAAATGCAGTGAAGACGATAGTCCATACTGTGAAGAGCACACTTGGCCCTAATGGTAGGGACAAGATGATGGTAGACGGCGGTGGTAACGCAATCGTGACCAACGACGGTGCTACTATACTGAGAGAATTAGATGTAGCGCATCCCGGTGCGAAGATGATAATCGAATGTGCTCATACGCAAGAGAGCCTATGTTATGACGGCACTACATCCACAGTAGTATTAGCGGGGCAACTGCTGACTAACAGTGAGAATCTGTTGAATCGCGGCTTGCATCCCAATCTAGTATGCAAAGGATACAATGAGGCTGCACACATGGCTACTGATTATCTGGTTGAAACTCTATCCAGAGATGCTTCGGATGATACTCTGAAGGCTGTAGCAAAAACAGCAATCACAGGTAAGACACTAGATTCAGCGACTGAGACAGTGTCTGAGTTGTGTGTTCAAGCAGTCAAGAAAGCCGGAGATGCAGAGAAAGTAAGAGTCCTCAGCCTACCCGGTGGCTCACTCAGAGATTCCTATCTGTTTAACGGTGCTATAGTCAATAAGGACTATGTCATTGAACACGAAGTACCATTGGAATCTAACATGCTCCTAGTGAATATGGGCCTCGAGCCAGAGAAGACGGAACAGAATGTTCAGGTGCAATTGGATATGAAGGGATACAGCGCATTCAAGTCCTCTGATAGGGAGAACATGTTAGAGCAGGCAAAGAGCCTAACAAAGCATCTCCCTGAAGGTGGTGTGGTATTTGTCAGGGACGGTGTCTCTGACCATGTCTGTGCATACCTGAAGAAGCACGATATCGCAGTCGTAAGAAGACTACCAGAAAGCACAATGAAGGCTCTATCATCGAGTCTCGGATTACCCATAGCACAAATGCCCTCCGATGTCGAATGCGCTGCAAAGGGCAAGATACACAAGGAGAGGCACTATGATGTGGACTACATCTTCGTGCAGGGAATGATAGACTCAGACCAATCTACACTTGTGCTACGAGGTGCTACTACTACAACACTCGATGAGATAGAGCGCGGATTCGATGATGCGTTAGGTGTGGTCTCTCTTGTGATGAACGGAGATGGTGTGGTCGCTGGCGGTGGTAGTGCTTATGCATCCATGGCTTCCTACCTACGCTCCCAAGCAGCAACTGTTGAAGGGAGAGCGCAAATGGCGATAGAGGCGTTTGCTGAGGCTCTGGAGATTATCCCAGCGACAATAGCAGAGAACGGTGGTCAAGACCCATTGGATTGTATACTGAGTCTGAGGCATGCCATACAGGAAGGCTCATTGGACAAAGGGCCAGACTTGGAAAACGAAGGTATAGTTTCAATGAATGAACTAGGTGTTGTAGAGCCTTGTTCACTAGTCAGGCAAGCAATACTAAGTGCGACTGAAGTAACAACTGCAATCCTAAAAATTGATGATGTGATAGCGAAGAGAGGAGCATGATGGGTCGGTTGATGAAGCGTCTTGAAGTAAAGTGCAGGAACTGTAATCACGTTCATGTTCCACATCGTCTGACAGCGAGATATCATAACGGTGATGCTGCTCAAATCAAAAACAGAATACAACTCTGGCAATGTAAAAAATGCGGTCACTTCTGGCAGGACTCAGTCTTTAAGAAAAAGAGAAACTTGTTGCTTAGAATGGTCAGCGGAAGAGAAAGTTGAATAACTAAGCGGTGCGCTTTCTACACCGTGGTACTTCTCCGTTGGTTCGCTCGTAAACTCATGAGAGTAATGGGACATGCCTACGTGTGGTTAGATAGACGTGTTTCGTACTCGGATGAGGAAGTCAGAGAAGTACTCGGTTTGAAGATAGACAGAGACCTTCAAACCTCCTCAAGATACGAATTATGTCAACTCATAGAAAAGGAGTTCAAGGTAGACAAGGATTCATTCTGGAATCTACACAGCACTCAGAAGATAAGATTCGCAGCACAGCAGATTCGTGAGATGAAGAAGCCAAGTAAGTTCGAGTTGGGGTATTGATATGAAAAGATATAGTAAAACTGCAATGTTTATCAGATGTATGAATGAGATTTTTGAGGATTGGGATGTAGAATGATTGTTGACCAACGTGTAATAGATAACGTAGTAAACCAACCATTGGAAGTGAGTATACCTATTTCTCTAATTGCACTGAGTGTATTCTCACTAATGGCAGGATTCTATCTCGCTACACAGATATGGAAAGATTCTAATCGGGCCACTGCCAACCGCCTACGTTATCGGAGTAAGGGCCGAACTTCTCCCTCATCCTCGATGAGTAGTCATTTATCCTCTCCTCATGAGTGAGCCATGTATCCAGCCAAACCACGTCCCAACTACTTCCCTCCGGGGGCGTCCATGTGTTGATATCGGCATGCACTATGTTGAACCTCTCGTCCTTCGCACAATGCTCCCATACCAAGTCTATCACGTCCTGCTCCTTCTCTACGATAGTGACGCTAGTCACATCCTCCGATTCAAGTAGTGGTATGTGTATCATACCAATGCCTAATCCACCCAGCAACACATCTCCCGACATCCTCTCCACAAGCCAGTCATGCTCACTGTACTCCTGCTCGGTGTCCTGCATTATATTGAGCCAAGACTCACCGAACTTCCTGTACAAGACAGTGTAGTCACCCTCTGCTATGTTGCGATAGTTCACATAGTTCAACCAAGAAGGCTCACCAGTGGTGGTGGTACACTGCTCGACCTTGTAATCCCCACTCTCGCCTTCGGGTATCCCCGTCACTTCCCATCTCATGGTACAAGCACCTTCACTTCTATTTGTGTAGCGGAAGTAGTGCCGTTGGAGTTAGTTGCTGTACCGCCTACTAACCACCTGACTCCATCTCCCGATTGACTAAGCAATGCATATCCTCTACCACCGGAGTTGTGTGTAACGTCGACAGTCATTCCCATATCTGTGCTAGTTCTATCCTGTGCAGTAGAAGCAGTACCAGCCTTAAGACAACTACTTACCGCACTAAATACATCTTGCACTACCTGTGTGCCACCCAAGGACCATGCGAAGGATGTCGCTCCTGTCGCTCTGATATATCCAAAGGTTCTGAACTGAATGACTCCGCTATTGGCGAGCAGTGCATTGTTATAATTAACGCCAAAAATCAATTCGATGTCTCCGCTGAAGAGTTGAAAGGAAGACCCGCTGTTCGTTGCTATTACTCCTGACCCCGAAGGGCAGTCTATGATGACTGCATGATTGTAGTTACCACTTGAAGTCGTTGCGATGCTAACCCCACTGGGCGCACTTCCTCCTGACTGCGTGGTGGCGTTGGCGATAGACGAGTATGCACCAGTTCCTCCTGAGTTGGTGGCTCTGATTCTGAAATAGTATTGCGTCCCCGCACTTAGCCCTGTTGCTGAGTATGTCGTGCCAGTCGGTGTGGCTAGCAGGGTCTGACCTGACATGTTGGAGGATGTTGAGCGATAGACTTGGAAACCAGTCTCAGTTCCCGATGGGTTGTTCCAAGACAGGTTGATTTGATTCGTGGAAGCAGCAGTGGCTGAAAGACCAGTGACCTGTCCGGGTCGAGTAAAGTTGTTAGCCTCGCTAGAGTAAGCCCCGTCGCCATTGCTGTTCGATGCCCTGACTCGATAGTAGTACCGCGTTCCTTGATTGAGGCCGGTGTTATTGTATGAAGTGGTCAAGTTGCTCACAATTTGAGTAAAACCGCTTCCTGAACTAGTCGACCTCTCCACCTTGTATGTGGTAGCACCGCTGACTGCGTTCCAACTAAGGCTCAACTGGCTGCTTGATGTGCTAGTCACGGTGAGTCCAGTGACCTGACCGGGTGTACCACCACCACCACCACCACCAGAGCCTCCATCATCCGCCTGTTGGCAGACTCCGTAGAAGGCGGGTATGAACGGCACGATAATCACCCTATGAAAGCCACATTGTCATTCGATACCGCGACATACGTCCTAGATGTTTGGTCATTCATGCCACCGTGTCCTGATATGACTGCACTATTGCTGTTCAAATCGGGTGTCAGTGAACTCCCGGTGGCGTTGATGACGACGAACTGCACTCCCTTCTCTATGTTCGCTGGCAGTGTGACAGCACCGCTCCCTGTGACGTAGACCACAGAGCCGGACTGAGCGTTCGTGAGCGTGGTAGCCCCCGTCGCTGCTATGATGTTGGCCTTGTTCCCAACTGCCGCTATCCTCGCTATGTGAATGCTAGTGCCGTCCTTCTGAACATAGGTCTCGTCATTCAAATCGTCTGCATCGTTTCTTCTCGCCATAACCTTGATTTTATCATTAGCAGCGAGTTCAAGAATAGTAGAACAAGTCAAGACCATATCGGTATCATAACTCGTTCCCCTTGAGTACGAAGTAGCCCCAGTGAAGTCTCTCTGAGCGAAGCCGCTCCCATCATCGTGATAGATGAATGCCTCTGCGATGAATCTATTGACATCGGTGTTGTTGGTTCTCACAGTGTAGAAGACGAAGTATATACCGGCCTCTGTGACGGTTATCTCCTCCGGGTTGGTGGATGTGCTGTGAGTGTATATGGAGTCCTTCTTCCTCTCATGCTTGAAGGGGATGTTGAAGAAGGTGGTGCTGGGGATTCCGCTACTGGGGTGGTTGATGTCTATGGTTGGGCTGGTGTTTCCTGCTCCGCTGTTGCACTCCGCTGAGAACACATCGACTGTACCTGCTGAAGTACCTCCACCACCACCACCGCTGAAGTTGCTGCTTATGCCAATCTCAATCTGACCGGGGTTGTTTCCCGTACCTGCACTCGTAGCGACGTCTATCTCGTTGGCCGTTCCTATTATCGAGAAGTTGTTCGTCGTTATGCTGCCTCTCACATCGTTTATCATCTTTATTTCCGTACTTCTTCTTGGCATCTTTCATTCCTCCATCACGATACTATCGCATCCATCTCGAATAGTTCACAAGATAAACTCGTATGCCACCCATTTGGTGCACCAGCATTGATTTGCGAACCAGTATCGTTCTTGAACTTGACACAGATGTAGTCACTGACTTTTTCTACCACTATCGTAGCCTTCTCATCGGTCCAGTTCGCATTATTGCCTCCCATCGTTGAGTCTATCCTATCAGTTGTGGATGAGAGGACGTCAGTACCGGAATAACCGAAGGTCACCGTCTGTTGGAAGAATCCGTTAGATGGTACATCTTGTACTCTGACATACATCTTGCCCGCTTGGAACTTCCTGTAAGAATTGCTAGTGACGTTGAATCTGAATAGTTCCACCTCTCCACCCGATGCGAGATTTCCTAGTAAGTCATAACTGTTGCTGAATGCGTACGTATTTGCCGCTGCAAAACACTTTGTGATGTTAGTCCCATCGATTGCATCACCGTTCTGCGTTATCGCAGTCGCTCTAACGAATGAATGGCTTCCGTTGATTTGTGCAGTGGTTGAGACACTCAATGTGCCGGTGAAATTACCATCCACACCATTGACATTACCTGCCATCGTGAGGTTGCCGCCAGTGTCTACGGTCAACTTAGTTCCAGTCTGTAAGTCAGTGCCGCCCGTTGATATCTTGAACTTGTCAGAGTTGCTGTTGTCTATACCCGCAATCCACCTTCTAGTTGCTGTCAATAGGAAGTTGAGGGCAGCATCTCCTGCACCATCTTGCTCTATGGTGATGCTCGCAGCACCGGAAGTCGTCTGATTGGTGGTGGAGTTGTTCCCGTAGATATGTAGCATAGGTACGGGGTCTAGGATACCCACTCCGAGTTTGTGCGATACCAAGACCTCGGAGGAAGTACCGTTGCCGCTGTCTCTTATTCGGAATGCGGTGTAGGGGGCGAAGACATCGGGGTCATCATCCTCGCTCTTGCTGACTGTGAACGTGTGCTGTCCCGACCAACCGCCTGTGCTACCCTCAGAGTGGAATACCATCTCATCGAATGGAGAGCCATCACCGCTAGTGGTTGCGTAAATCTTCTTCTCCCTCAGAGGGTTGGACGATTGTATAGTGATTGCACTAGTTCCATCAACTAAATTGAGTTTGTCTGCCTTTATCGTACCGTCAACTTCCAATGGGACTGAAGGACTCGTAGTACCTATTCCGACTCTTCCTGTTGATGCTTCTGCTCGGAAATACTCTCCGCTAGAACCGTGTATGATGAAGTCGATGTCGTCATCGTCACCTGCAATCTTCACAGCCTTCTGAGAATCCGAGTTGACAGTGATATACTCATCACCCCCATTCTCAGGAGCGGCGAATATACCCGCCTTGCTCCCCGATGCGTATTGTCTGCCGAATATCCAATCTTCTGTCACTGAACCATCGCTGTTATCATAGTCTCCTATAACCATGCCGATAGAGCGATAACTATCCCCAAATACACGAATACCTGCTATTTGGTCGCCCGATGATGCGTTGTCAGCCTTAAACGTAGCAACTGCGGTATCTCCTTGCACGAAAATCTGTGGAGAGCCTGTAAGAGCGGTGCTTTCACCACTCTTGCCTAAGAAAAGGTTTCCATCAACATCTAATGTCTGTTGTGGACTTGTAGTGCCTATTCCGACTCTAGTATTCGTACCATCGACAGTAACGACATCATTTCCGGCAGATGTGAATGTCATCGAGTTATCTCCTACAACAATTTTCTCATCATCTGATTGCGCTCTTTTAAGTTGTAAATCTTCGTCATATGAAGATACCATACCATCATTGACTACCAAACTTTCATCAAAGTAAAATCTTGACCTATCGGTTGTAATGTGCATGTAAGATGTATTTGTCGAACCTATGTTGATGATACCATGTTGATTTCTTATCTCTACTGTATCTCCATCTTCTACTATACCTACGCTACCAGATGCTACTGCTGCTGATGTACCATTAGTGAGTAGTAGTTGTCCATTATGAGTCAACCTCATCCTCTCGGTAGGTGCGGCATCGGAGGTCGCACTTCTAGTCCCGAAGGTCATGGCGGCTTGGTAACTACCTACGCCGTTTTCCTCCGCCCCTATCCTAACTGATGGGTTGGCATCGGTACTGAAATGGCTCAGACCGATGTGAACCGTTCCCTGAGTGCTACCACCAGTCCCCCCTGCGGTTGAGAAGAGCGCAACGGTGTCGTCATTGGAATCACCTACGACATGAAGCAATTGGTCGGGGTCTGTTGTGCCTATTCCTATCTTGCCCGGCCCTGTTGCCCCACCCATAACTATCCTCATCATTGAGGTTGCGCTACCGACTAGGTTAGAGCCATGACCAAAATCGATGTAGTTGGTACTACCATTGTTGTTCGAGTCGGTTTGGATGAATACGTTGTCAGGGGCAAGCACTCCGACGGAGTAGGCTGCGTTGGACTTGATTCCCATGTCTGTCCTGTCCCTGAAGCCGAATATCGCAGCAGAGGCTTGGTTGCCTGTCGTCAACGACAACTGGTCAGTGGTGAGTTGCATCTGCGACTCGTTCCCTAGTCTGAATCTGATTCCTGCGTTTGCGTTTATCGACAAGTCGTCTCTCGATGCACCGCTGTCGTCCTTGTCGTATATGGTCACGCTAGGCTGTGCCACGTTCTCGAACCCATCTCGGAAGAACAGACCTGTATCAGCCACGACCGTGACACCTGCTGTGTAAGAGGCATCCAAGTCAGGGACAGTGAGCGTGTTGGTGCTAACGCTAGTCCAAGTGAAGGCAACTCCATTGATTGTACCTGAACCCTTGAGAGGGAACTGGCTGGCATCAGTCAGAACCAATGATGTCTCACCATCGGTGTAGTTGCTTGCGAGCGTGGTCGTGGCGAAGTTGTAGGCATCTGCTAGGATGCTGCCCTCGACGTGTAGTTGCTGGTCAGGTGTAGTAGTGCCTATTCCGACCATTCCTTCAAAGACAGCCGCATATCTGTATTGGTCTACCCTATCATTCCTTACATGGAGAGTAGGGTTATCATTATATTGACTGTCATCATGGAGATAGACCAATGGGGTGGATGTGCTTGAATCATTCCTATACACCTTCAAACCGTGAACTGCACCGTCGGTCTGCTGTATCTCCAATTTTGCATCAGGACTCGTAGTGCCTATTCCGACATTACCTGTATGGTCTACCGTCATGGCAACAGAAGGTAAGTTGGATGTTCCGGGGTTATCGTCTGTTACTGCGAAATCTAACGCCATTCCACCATCTGTATCGGCGGAATAAGTTTCTGTTGCTCTTGGGACAATTGCTGCTAAGAACTTGGGATTCTCTGTTGTAAATTGCCCATCCGAAGATAGGAACTTGATTGCAGTTCCATATTTGGAAGAACCATTGTTCATACCATCTGAAATCAAGTCTATTCCAGCCATACTGCTGCTAAGTGCTTCAACTCCTATCGAGGTGTCCTCAACTGTTAGGATAGCATCTGAGCCTCTAACATGAAGCAATGAATCGGGACTTGTAGTACCTATTCCGACATCACCCGCTGATGCGATATGAAGTCTAACTGATGCACTTGTAGCCGGATTAGTTGTTCCGGTATTGTTAGTAGTTCCTGTTAGGAATTGTATTCCGCCACTACTACTAATGTTGTTGATAATCTGCAATTTATTACTTGTTGCTTGGAAGGCGTGTGCAGTAATATCTCCATCTTGCTTCATCCACAAGAACGGTAAGTCTGCCTCATCATTGTTATCGGTATCGGCCTCGATGATAATTCCGGCATCACCCGATGTTCCACTTGAAACATGAAGAAGGGCATCGGGACTTGTAGTGCCTATTCCGAGGCTGCCCGCTATACTGGATGTTCCAGTACCGTCTACTATCAGCCCCTTCCTTACTCTGAAATCTTTTTCTCCCATATTCCTTTCACCATGATTTCACTGTCCATCATTGTTTGATTAGTTGAGTTGCTGTCACCGCGAATGAACCGGTGAAGTCAGCGACGGTATTCGTAAACTGCAATGCTATATTACTTCCACTCTTGACTGCGGCTAGAGTGCCCATCGGGGTGTCGTTCGAACTGATGTAGGCGTAAGTCGTCATGTGCACGTCGCCATTGCCACTCGGCGCAGCATCACCATCGTAAGTCACTAGGACTTCGAAGCAATCGGTCTCATGGGTGCTGTTGTTTACTATTTGACCTATGAACTTCGCAGTTCTGTATGTGGCGAATGCGTATGTCGCTAGGTTCTTGGCTGCACCACTGCCCGCTACACAATCGAAACTCTGACTGGAACTGCTGCTGGTATCCAACACCGCCACGGAGTCCACGGACAGCGCAGGTGTGGTGACTAGCGTGTTGGCGGTCAAGTTCGCTGCTGTGAGAGTGCCGAACGTACCGATGTCCTTGTTCGTCGTCGGAACTACCGCCTTGTCCACTGCTACTGTACCGTTGGAAATGCTATCCAGTTTCAATAAGTCAGTCGAACTGAGGTCGGCAGTGCCGCTGATGAGCGACTTGCCGGATGCCAACTCCAAGTTCTCAGACGATGTCCAAGCAGCGTTGCCAACCTTCCATTCGAACGTCTTATTCCCTTGAGTGGATACTAGGGTTATACCACCATCGGTTACGGCAGCGTCGTTACCCATACCTTTAGCGAGTAGTATGTTCTTGTCATCGAGTTCTATGGTGGTGGAGTTGACTGTGGTAGTCGCACCGTCTACTTGCAGATTACCGGCTATCACCACTGTGGATGACACTGCTGCCGCACCGCCGTTTATGCTCATCACAGTCTCCAGAGCACCAGTATCGCTGGTGGATACCGCGAATTGCAGAGAGCCAGTCTCACTAGCAGAGCCGACTGCTGTCGCCCTAGTCTTAATTTGGCCGAACAGATGATTGTTGCTGGCATGAGACATTCCGTGGAATTGTATCACACCCAAGTCGTCATTGACTGTACCAACCTCACTACCGTCCCTCTTGGCATTGAAACGTAATATTGGACCAGTAGTGTTGCTACCAACACCCGGTGTATGAGTCGAAGTCAGGAAGAGTGCTTCACCACCACTGTCTGGTGTTGTGATTTCAAGCAGGGTGGCTGTGTCAGGCACTGCTCCTATTCCCACACTACCGCTTCTGAACACAGCAGCGTAGTTGGTATCGAACCCATCGACATCCACGTCAAGACCGTAACCAGTGGTATTACCGATGGTAGTACCATCAACGTCTACGAGTATGCCAGTACCGGTCTTAGTACCATTTATGTGGTTTCCATTCACGTTTAAGGCTGCTCTTATTCCAAGTAGATTCTGAGTAGTTCCGTTGTTGGTATTATCATCATAAACACCTGATATCTCCATCATCTCTGTTGTATGGGCAAAGGTGGTATGAGTGTCTTGGTGTGATATCTTGAACGGAGCATCGTTGGTCAACTTTGATAATAACCTTAATTGGCTATTACCCGAGCCATCACCAACAGTGAATATGTCACCATCGAAAGTCAGGTCAGCATCACCGTCCAATGCAGTGGCACTGCTGAATGTCGCTATCCTGTTATCGACACCACCGCTGACAGCGGTGACTGGGAAGGATAGATTGCTCTCCATGTAGGTCTTCAACTGAGTCATGGTGGCTTTCGTGTTAGTACCATTATCACCGTCATCGACTGGGAAAGTATCACCATTCGCTAGAGCGCCGATAGCACTCAGACCGTCTATATCGAGAGCACCGCCGCTTGCGGTTATCTCGAGTACAGTAGCACCCACGGCATTCTGGCTCGAAGCCGCTATCGATATGTTAGTCCCAGCCTTCAACTCGAAGCCGGGTGGGCCGTCTGCGGCTGCCTCTCTTGCTTGGAAGATAGAGACGGTCGCAGAAGCACCTATGTCACCTAAGAGTGGTCTATCGATGTGAATAGAGGTAGCACTACCGACACCCTGAACCGTACCGGTAGCGGTGACTCTCGTATTCTTCCTGATGTTATTTCCGCTGATGTAGTCCCCTGCTGAGAATCTGGAAACATTGTTCACTTGGAATCCCATATCTCCAGCGCTGTTGCTATTACCGCTGGTCGTGGTGTCAGTGGCATTGGTCTTCGCTACCAGCACTCTCTCGAATGCTGCCGCTTTCGATGTGCTGTTTGCCGATGCTAAATCCGGTGCAGCCATACTATCAACCACCTGCCCCTTGTAGTGACATTCCATTCACGTTGCAGGATATCTGCATTGTGCCTGCTTCTATCGCCGTTGGTTTGGTGAACACCCATATGAGAGCCATACCATCAACACCAGTGCCGTAGGCATCTGGCTGTCTAACCCACTCGAAGTGGCCTATTCCAACATTACCGGACTCATACGTGACCGTGCTTTCGATAAGTCCTTGCTCATTGAAATAGCCTATTACCTTCTGCACTGTTCTGAGTTTTATCACAGGTGTGGTCTCATCGTCCTTGTGGGAGAAGACGGCTAGGGCCTCAGCCACTTGATAGACTTCTGTACTACCACCATCCGTATTCAGCACCATGACTTTGATGACGCCCTGTCCGCCATAGTTTCCAGTCGTGTAGCCCGTATTACCGGGGGTTGCAATCTGGTTTGATGCAACAGTGATGGAGATTGTCTCGCTGGTGTAGAAGTTAGTGCCGTTGATTTCGACGATGCTTGACTTGTTCTCATCCAAGCCCAGTATGCCGTCTGTCTGTATGAGGTCGGCATGCCCGCTTCTCACTTCCCCCGATGCTGTGAGGTCGGTGACACCGGTCACTGACCCTGCTGCCACTATGTTGGTCACACCAGCAGCACCGCTAGGACCTTGGAGAGAGCCTGATATGTCCACGTTTCCAGTGACGACCAAGACCGGTGTGTTTGCTACCGCACCGCTCTTGACTACGACTCTATCACTACTGTTGTACTGGAAGGCGATTTTAGCGTCATTTCCAGAGTTGCCTATATTGAGGGTATTCAGAATGATGTTTCCATCGGCATTCGCTGTTATGTCCCCGCCGTAATTGGCAGCACCGTGGTCCGTCGTTGCGATGGTGAATGCACCTGCTGCTGCCGCAGTCATTGTCACGGTGTCGTTCGTGTCCCCGGTCATCGTGATGACCTTGCCGTCTATCTCTACGCTATCGATGGTAAGGGATGTCCCTGCTATGGTGTCGGGTGTAGCAGCACCAATCGTCGTGCCGTCTATCGTACCGCTGTCGATGTCGACGTTGGTCATGTTTTGGCTGTCGAAGTTGATAGCCCCACCGAAGGTGAACGACTTGTCATCCGCAATGGTGAGGGCGGTTGCCGGTGTGTTGAGATTCTGAGAAGTGCCAGCACCATCCGCGACTTTGAACAGTATGCTACCACCATCCTCTGTTCCCTTACCAGCACCAGCAGCGAGAATTAGGTTTCCACCAGCGCCTGTATCGGCAGTATTACCACTCGGTGGTGAACCTGCCGTTATGGTCAGTGCGCGACCATCGGAATCCACTGCCGAGTTCGCTTGCGTGATGGTGGTATCCGCCGCAGTGTCCCCAGTGGTGATTGCACCACGTAGAGTGGATGTGGTTGTGGCAGTCAGGGCGGTGACCGTAGCCGCAGCAGGTGTGACGTTCCCAATCACGGTGTTATTGATGCGAGTTGCTAATAGACTACCAGTTCCTTTAGGAGTAATCTCGACATCTATGTTGGTATCCTGACCATCAGCGGTGATTGTCTTGCCTGACATCGTAAGCCCAAAGTTAGGATTGGAGGAGTCACCATCTGTGTTGAAAGTACCAGCGAACACGGTATGTGCGGATGGGACAGTTACATCACCATCAGCGACTATGAGTCCCTTCTGTACACGGAAATCCTTCTCTGCCACTCAACTCACCTCCATCATACCGCTATGCCCTTCCATGCCACCTTAAACGTATATGCCGTACTACCGACACCGGGCGTGATTAGAAGTTGTATGTTGCCGCCAGACTCCTGTGCTGCGAAGGTGCAGAATGCCTTACTGGCATCTGTTCTCACCTGCCCGTACACGGACACCACTGCCGCACTAGCCCCGCTACTCGTGGGCACGGTGCTGATGACTGCCTTGTGAGTCTCGAATGTGGCGTCTGTGGTGTTGTTGCAAAGAATGAGAGCCTCAGCCGAGCCGAATGCTGTCTTTGCGAATAGCGTGTGTGCCTCAGCCGTGTCGCTGCCTGTCGTGCTCGCGCCTGTTACATACCCATGGCCGACGCTCTCGTACTGGAACGAAGCCACAGGTGACGCTTGGTTGACACCGACCTTGCCTGTGCTATCGACCTTGAGGACGCTGCCGTTCGCAGGTATGCTGAGATTACCAGTGCCTGCAAATGTACCAGTGCTGACCGCACCAACGTGTATAGTGCCCCATTTCACGGACGATGTGCCTAAGTCCTTCGCAGTGTCCGTGGTTGGTAGGACGTGGTCGCTGAATCTCCAAGAGTCGTCACTGGACTCGTACAGTATTGTATGAGCATTGTCGGTACTGGCAAGAGTGATGCCACCACCAGTTACATCGGCATCCGCGCCGACTCCGCTACCGAGTGTCAGGTTGATGTCCTCGACATTCACGGTGTCTACGTTGATGGTCGTCGTAGTGCCACTGACGATTAGGTCACCTGTGACCGTGAGGTCCTTGTTGACAGTGAGGACTCCAGCAGCACCGACGCCGGACTGTCCTATCGAGGCAACACTCGGGAGTGCCGTTGGTAGGTCTCCCTCGGCTATCGTGTCGAATATGATTGCATCAGGTGTGCTGTTGACTTGCAGGAACTTGTTCGCCGCGCTAGTGAAGTTGGCTGGTGTATCGGTGAGACCTAGAATAGTAGTCGCACCGACGCTGTCCCCATCGAGCAGTATCTTGGTGCTACCTGAGTAGAGCCTGTTGCTGTCAGCGCTGTTCCTCCAGAGCGAGTTAGCCGCTGTGGTCTTGTACGGGTTTTTGCCAATCGGTGTGAACTCGATGCCTGTAGGGCCGAAGATAGGCTTGCTGATATTAGCCACACCATCGATTGTTATCTTCCCCTCTCTGTAGATTGGGTCATCGTCGTTCACGGTGACGAGAGTCCCAGCACCGATGGTGATGCTAGTGGATGTGACTGCTGTCACAGTGCCTATCACATCACCTGCGTTGTTCGTCCTTCGTAGCACATCACCGACGGATATCTTCGTGGTTGCGTTCACGCCATCTACCGTCATGGCAGCAGTAGTAGCAGCGCTGTATCCACCGCCGTTATTGATTAGGACACCTGTGACCTCGCCCTTGTCGAACGTGATATCTGCATCCGATGTGTGATTTCCAGCACCGTCTGCTATCTGCATCCTACCAACGACACCACTCGCTGCACCTGATACGTTACCAGAAACGAATGCCTGTCTCCAAGTGTTGTTACCATCATAGGCAAAGATGGCGCTCTTGTTAGTCGCTAGTGTAAACTTGGCAGTTCCGGAATTACCATCTGGAGATTCATTGAATAGAACCGTGTTAGAACCACTTAGGTTCAGTACGGTGATTACGTGGCTCTTGGGGAAAGTCCCTACTGGATTGAGTTCTACACCAGCGCCTCCCGGTGTCATGATGAAGTAATTACCAGTGTCGACCTTGAACGTCTGCGTGGTGGTTGCCGTCACTAGGTTGTCAGGACCGAGCCTCCATGTGTTCCTGCTGCTGGATTGCTTGCCGCTGAGATAGAACACGGATTCGTCGTTCTCATTGTGGCTCATCCAGAGAGCACCTAGAGGGTTGTCCGTCTTGCTGAGTGCACCGCCCTCATCACCAGCACCATGCATACCATCGAGTTCAACATGCGATGTGATTCTGTTAGTGTAAGTGCCGATGCTGTCTTTTGTCATCGGTGTGAAGTATATGGGGGAATGTCGAATGTAGGTTCTCATGTCGTATATCGTATCGACTTGTAGATTGAGGTTACCACCTGATGCGTTATGTACACACTTGACGACTGCGAGGACAGTGCTCTGCTTAGAATTGAGAGTCAATCCAGAGTTGAGACCGCTGGGGTCTGAGAGGAATGTCTCTGGTGTGACGGGGAATCCACTGGTGACTTTCGTTCCCATCTCGACTTGGATGTTATGAGCGTCTGTGGCACTATCGTCCTTTCCGTTAGTGCAGACGTATACCACTAATAGGACTGAATCGCCTGAGTCTGAGAGTGCTACATTAGTGCCTTCGATTGTACTCTGCTCTAAGGTAAGTGAGTACGTGTTGGCATTCACACCTACTGTGTAATTACCGAAGTCGACAATCATCCCGTCTATGACAGCATAACCAGCCTTGATGTTGAGTCCATTAGTACCGTTGGCCGAAACTGCGCCCGATAACGATGCTGGTGTGTTCCTGTTGCCACCGTTGGTAGCACCATCCTCGAGTAGTAGTATTCCATTGCCGTGCGCTCCTTCAAACAGGTTGGTGAGTGAGGGCGACATGATGAAGTCACCATCGGTGAGTCTGGTGGTGTGTGTACTCTTTCCGCTTACCATATCATTTCACCTCTATTATCAATTGTAGATTGACCTCGTTGCTTGAGGTCTTCTTGATTGGCCTGAACACATGTCTCGTGATGGGGGTGAAGTCATTAGACCCTCTGAATTGTATGTACACTTCCTTGATGGTGTCTTCAAACGTATCTGTAGTAGTAAGATTGCCCTCGACAAGCAGTGTTGAGTTATCGAGTATCCTGACTGTTGGTTTGATGACGACAGCAGGTCTCCCTGCCGAGCCGTCAGTGGACGTAGCAGGCGTACCATCGAATCCGATAACCATCTCATTGATGTTACTTGCTATGGTTTCTACCATTAATCGCTTCAAATGGTCATTTGCTGGCATTACATCTCACCTCGTAGTTGAACCGATGTGGACTTGTTCAGACCCACGCTGGCAATGTCTCCATCTATGGCAGTGTCATCGACAAGCAGTTCGTCGACGCTATTCCACTTCTTCCGTGCAGTACCCACAATTGCTGCACCACCCAGCCTTCCCCTATTGGTGTTTCCACCAATCAAGAATCCTTTGCCCGATACATGAGTCAGTGTGATGAGCGGGAGTACGTTTATTTCAAGACCCTCGAAGAAGGAGAAGTTCTCATCCTGTATCTGACTTCCCTTCTCGTCGTTGGAATCTGCTGATGATGCTACGCTGCCTTCCATGATACCTTGGAATATACCCTCTATCCCTATGTCAGCGCTGAGGAACACGAAGTCGCTTGTCTTTGTGGACATCTTGTGCACTACCTCTAGGACACTCATCCTATCATGGTCATAGAACACGGTGTCTCCGGGTCTCAAGTCCCATAGTTCCGGGTGACCGTTTGAACTAATGCTGCCTTTGAACAGAGCACTGGCCTTGAGTATCTGCCTTGCTACTCTCCGTGCTTGTTGTCGATTGGTGATTGACGCATCGAATATCGGTGATGTACTTTCTACCACGTCGTTGTCGAACCTACCTTGTTGCTTGCCTCTATCATCCATAGTGAGAAGTAGATTCTCGTTCAATGCTATCGGTTGTCCTTGAACTGTGATTCTGTTTTCCGAATTATCTACCGGGTTCTTGTCCTTGCTACCGAGTCTCAAACTACCGGAAATACCTCTCACGGTTGCTGATGAGTTATACGGCACGTATTGTAACACCCCGTATCTATCGTACATGGGTAGTCTATTGTCGTGCCTTGATATGAATCTAAGAGCGGTTATGAGATTGACGTTCTTGAAGTCGGCTGCTAGAAAGACGTTGCTCGCTGCTCTTCTCTGACTGCCTGTGTTTGTGCTTTTTAGAGCGTTACCTAGCGAGAATGCCGTTATAGTTCCGGTAATTGAGTCAGCAACTTGAACTGCTAAATCAGTGGTTCTGAGGCCGACGTCTGTTTGTTGCCCCATTCTCACTGAATCGTCTGTGAAGCCTATATCGGACAGTTTCTTTCCTTTCATGTTTCTGAGGTCTACCCTTAGACCGTTACCCGTATTGATGATTGACTTGCCTGACAGTCTCTTGCTGGGTTCGTGGGTAGAATACATCAAAGGTGTAATGAGATTATTGCCTCTTGTTGACCATAGTTCAGTTTTCAGACTATGACCATCCGTCTCCTTGTGTGATATGACAATGGCGGATTCTGATTCGACGAGCGAATATGACTTCTCTGTTGCTACGTGGTAGGTCTCTGCATTTCTCTGCTCTATCGTTACTCTGCTCTTGCCGCTGCTTCTTGGCTCGACCTTTGCAAAGTGGACTGAGTTATCGACGAATACGGGCCTTCTGCTCTTGCTGGCGATGAGGGTCAAAGAGGTATCAAATGCCTCTTGATTGTTCTGCATTCTCGCCATCAAGCACCATCTCCATTATGTTCGGTCACGTTGAAACTCACATCTCCACTGTGGCCTTTGCCGTGCAGGGACTGACTGAATCTCGGTTTGACAGAGAAGTCAGGTCTACTTAGTTTGTCATCTGAATCGCTCTCCTGCCTCCTTCTAGGCGCGTCTGAGCGATGATGCTGCAACGTGTTCTCCGTTATCACCAACCTCGTAACTGGGGTTTTGAGGTCCGTAGTGTCATAACCAGTTACACTCGCACCGGGTAGATTCGGTCCGAAACTGCTTAGTGTCGCAGTATTGGAACTCGGTACTATCGCATAGACGGGGGTGTAAGGACCATCACCATTAGGCAACGACCCACCTACTGGTGTGTTTAGCGAGCCTGTCCTTCCACTTGCTGCATTATAGGTATACAGACCGTATCTACCACCCGAGGTGCAATAGTAGTAGTTAGCATCATATTGTGGTGATGTACCATCCACGAGGTTGTTGTGGAATCTGAATACCTCTATGTGACTGTTGTCCAATACTCTGATTGGTCTTAGCATGAACTCGACTGTGGTATCGCTCTCGTTGTTTCTCACAGTGTTCGTCTTGTAACTGTCTACATCCTGATACGGGTTGGTGGTCTTGTTACTACCTGTGAGATTACTAACACCCCACCCCGTATCATCGAAGTAACCAGTGTATAGTTTCGTTTCCATGAGATACGAGCCACCATACGGTCTGAATGCGTTGGTATGGCTGAACTTGTATGCGCTGCTTATCGTTGACCCAGAAGAAGACTGTCTGCCGAAAGAGAGGCTTGAATAGTTGACATTCGTCAATGTAGACGCTGCACTCGTCTTGACTTGACTACCACCCTCGAGAACAACTCTCTGCCCCACACCTCTGTCTGTGTGTAGGCTGTGCGCCTCTGTATTGATGACTATGTGATGTTGCTCAACGCCCTCTACAATCTCAGCATCCAAGCCTATTCTCGGACTGGCTCTGGAGATAGCATCCTTGTGTACGGATGTACCCACTATGTCTTCTGTCCTGTCGCTCACGGTAGCCTCGGGCTTGAGCAGGCCGTTCTCAGATATGCCTAGTCTGGCACTGATACCCCTATCTACCTCATCTGCTCCTAGAACATCATTGGATGGTCTCAGAAGACCGTTGCCGAACAATGGCTCTGCTGTGTTGTGACTGAGTACAATACCTGTTGTGTGTGTGGGTGATGATAGTTCTGTGAGTCTGTCTTCGTTGAACATCGTCGGGTATCGTACACCACGACCGTTGCCCATGTCACCGACTCTGAGGGAGTGGGTAGGTGCGAACACGTCGACCAAGTCATTCGCGTTGTTGTTGTTCGTGTCGTTGAGTATACCACCGAATCTAGGTATGCTGTGCCCGTTAGTCACACTGACGTTGCCGTTGGAGAAGTTGACTAGACCCTTGAGATTGTAGATTGGCTTGCCGTTGTTCCATACTCTCCTGTAGGGCGTTCTGGAGTTAGTTCTGTCCTCTTCATACGCATCGCCGCAGTCCCATGACGGTCTAATGCCGAATCCACGCACTGGAGCGCGCCTCACGGCCTCTCCACGCTCATTGCCCCACCAATCCACCAGATAGTACTGTGCGGCTTCAGAGAGGCTTGTAATGCCCTTTCCTTCCATATCGCCCCACCAGTCCCTATCTACGATGTCAGCACCGTTGAATGTAGGGTTTCTCAGTGTACGGACAGGTGTGCCGAACGGTCTGGTCATCCTACGACCATCACTGTATCTGACTTGGAAGTTAGCCTTATCGTGGCCGAGCATGCCGGTGAAGTTGGTCAGTCTCTCCATGACACCAACGTATGTGGTTGGGAAGGTCTTGTCATTGTCCGAGTTACCAGACCAGCCCCAATCCCTCGATTCTACCTGTACGAGTGGACCTGCGTCATAGTCAGTGGTGTTGAAACCGTTCACACTCGCTGTTCCCTCGTGTTGGAATCTAGTCGGATTGACACCGTAACGCGGCTTGTTATTGGCTTGCCGTACAGCGTTACGGTAGCCGTACGGTCTTCTTCTACGCGCATCCATGGCACTCACTGCAAGCCCGCTGCTGAGTGAGTATGAGCCATCGTCATCAGCATCTGTCCACTCGTTGTTGGATGCAGAGGAGAAATTGCATATTTCAGTCAGAGAATGCAGATTCCAAGCAGTAGAGGCATATGAGTACACATCGAGACGACTAGCATGCACTCCTCCACGACTACCACAAGGCCAGAAACCACTGAGCATGATATTACTACCACCAGCAGCATGGTCACTGTCACCAGCGGCAACTTCACCTGTTTTACTGATATTAGGGGTCTTGATGAGGAAATCAAAAGGACCAGTGCTAATTACATGTGAGAAGTCGTGATAATGTATAGTTTCAAAGTGCTCTGGTATAGAATTGTAGGAGGACTTGTCTATAGAATTACCAGATAGTGTAGTTCTACTATCTGAGAAGTATGTATTGGGTCTACCTAAATTAGGATGCCACATACATATATACGCATCTGGTAAGTATGAATTATTAGTATCTTGATTACCTTGTATGATATCAGGTAGTATATGTGCAAATACGCTTTTCTGCTTGTTAGTGAATATCTCTCCTGCTGGAAGAGTGTCGTATTTATACGATAAACGCACGACTGCGCCATCATAGAGATTGTTCCAAAACACATCTGCACCGGGTTGTAACTGTAGGAAATCGCCTCTATTTCTCTCAGAACCAGAGCCGCTACGTGAGATTAGCGCTTTTGTGTACCTAATACCGTTCTTTCCAATGTATTCTACCACTTGTGAGTAATATGGAGATATAGGGAAGGTATTCGAATTGGTAATTTGTATTTTACCTGAACCTATATTGAAAGATACAACTGTACTTTTTGGATTTATAGATATACTTTCACGTATATTTGAATATATATCAATATACATAGAAGTATATCCATTAATTGTTAATTGATTACCTATACTACCGAAAGTACTTCTTGAGAATAGGTAGTAATCATCGGGTGTATATTGTGATAGGTTTCTGAATCCTGAAGCATCAGAGCCCTGTGGGCCGTTTTTATGCAATATTGACCACCATGGTATATTCAAAGTATATCCCGGTGTTGCATCTGAGAACATACTTGCATATGGGAATCCTCTTCTGGTAAAGGATGGAGTCTCAGTCAATTGTACACCGAGTGGGTTGTAGGACATGAGAGGTGGTATGTTGGTGAACTGACTACCTTGGTCTGGGTTGATATCAAGCATGACCTCATTGACAAACACCTCACATCCCCTGACGTCTGCTTGTACCTCTTTAGCCAAAACAAGCGCTAAACCGCCTATTTTAGTCCCTCTGGACTTATCTCGCTTGATTCCAACCACCGTGTTGACCTGTTGGCTAGTCAATCCTAGAGTAGTGTTATCATGGTAGCCTACTAGTTGATTGGAGAATAGGTTGGGTTGTATGATGATTTGGTATGCACCTACTTCAGCGGGGTCTGGAAAGTGCCTTTCCAAGGTATAGTTAGCAGCAGCCTCCAGCACTATCGTATGACCACCAAGTGAGTTCATCGTCCCTGCTGTGCCTGAAGATGCTAATACACCATAACCATCATATTTGACTCCTGTTTCAAACATCAATGTAAACGCCCCTCCGTGAATATCGCTGGGCGGCGAAGGAGCAGCGTTTACACCACTGAAGTTCACCTCTGGCTCAAGCGGGTTGATATTATCCACTAGCGTTATGCTTTGAGCAGTCTGTATATCAGAGAGGCTGTTTGTAGGTGTAGTGTACTTGTTGAGATATGCAGTGTCCTTGAACGGTACTGATGTATTGAAGTCAGCCATATGTCTCTTGTATAGCGATTGGTATGCGGGGTGAGCCCAGTGTCCCGGTAACATAGGCATGGTTGGTGTCACGAAATGGTGACCCATTCTAGGATACGGCATCGGTGTCATCTGTGGTTTGGAGTATGCGTTGTATGCAACGGTATCACCTGCGAAGTAGAGTGTGTGTGCCATGTCCGGTGAATTACCGCTTACCTCTGCATGGTCTCTGAGTCTCCTAGCAGCGAAGAATCTAGTCGAGCCAGCAGGAAGGTAGTAGGATGGCACTACCTTCAGGTCAGTCACAGTCTGTGACAACATGAAGTCAGCGAAGTCCACATCACCTACTACAGTGAGTGTCGTACTTCCAGCACTCGTATAGGTACAGACCGCTCCCTCGTCCGTCGTTGGGTTGTATACTCTCAGGAACTTCCTGTCGTCTGCGACTTCCTTAGTGCCAAATCCAGCGTTGAATATCTGTGCATCTAATGTTTGGTTGATGACTAACTGACTGCTAGTGGCATCCCAAGAGGTAACTGATACTGTCTGAGTCTGTAGGCTGCATGAACCCGAGTCACCGAATGAATAGTCATACACAGTAGGATACCTATGCGTATGCGTGTGTCCCATCTTGGTGACATGGAACAGCAGAGTCCTGTCATGTAGTTCGTATGAGGATTTGAGAGGGTTGTTGTCAATCCATGCGCCTACTTCCGAGTCGAATGTCAATGGGTTGATTCTCTCCCAGTTGTGGTCCTCATAGGTAGGATGATTTCTAGGACCTGTTACTGAGTTGTCGAAGAGATGCCCTATGTGCGTCTCACTGAGGTCTGGGTGTATCATGCCACCTGAGCCCATCGTCTCGTTCTGATAGGCTTGTAACGGGTCGTATCCGGAGCGTACGACTATGTTACCGGGTATGGAGTCTGGATTGGGTAGTCTGACTTTGAGGTTAGGAGTATTGCCGCTGTTTGCTAGTGCTGGCGCTCTGCCATTGACTCCCCTGTCTGGTGGTGTCCTGAAGCCTCTGATGATTGTGCCTAGTGGACTACCGCCCTCTATGACATGCTCTTGCCCAGTGTCATCTATGACTGTGAGGGACTGGAACTGTATCTCCTCGTTGGGTATGTTCAACACACTGCCAACTGAATACGGATTCCTCTTCACGAACTCCGGATGGGATAGTTCCTGCGCTTGTAGCACAGGCATCATCGCACTGTTGGTGGTCTCGAATGAGAATCTCACATTGCCGTATACCTTCTCACCCGTTTGATAGGCTACATCGGATGAGCCAGTGGTGTCAACTCTCGTGACCCAAGGCACAGCACCTAGGCCACGGGCATTGATTGCAGGTAGTGATAGGTTGCCGCCATCCATCCTCTTCCACACTATGTTCTCCACTGAGAAGTTCTTGACTGGTGAGTTCTCGTACATCTGGAAGGCGTTAACATCACCCATCCAGTACTCAGTCGGATAGGCCACGCTGTTACCAGTGCTGGAAGTGTAAGCCGTGCCTGTGTACTTGTCAGATGAGACGTTCCTCTTCGCATCGCCGCTTTGGAGGAGAGATGAGCCTACGCTCCTATCTAGGTCGAACAGCAGGTCACCTGTCTTGTTGAGACCGGGTACGGCGTTCTGCAAGGACAGGTCGTTATCTGCATCTCCATTATTACCGAAGGCAGTGTGGAACACAGAGGGCATGCTATCTGTCCAGTTGCTGCCCACCGTCGCCGTTGGTACGCTTGTCCCGCTCTTGATTAGAGCCTCGACGTTAGGTCCAGCGTTAGCAGGTGCGGTGAATCTGTCTTGGTTGTGAATCCTCGGGTCGTATTGAGTCGTACCCGCAGAGCGTATCTTATTCACAGAATTGGTCTTGAGATGCAACCAGTCACCATTGCATTGTATGAGGTCACGGTCGTACTTGTTCTTCAGCGCTGTCTCGCACTCGTAACTGACCACTAGGAACGCACTGCTGTACAACCCCTGTGGATGTGTGAGTTCCTCTGGTAGAGTGGTGGTGTAGTTGGTCGGTGATGACCAGAATGTATAGTTGGATGTCTCATCAGAGTCTCTGAAGTATTTTGTTGTTGAATAATCAATAAACGTAACACCACCGTCATCGTCTTTCCAACCATCTCCGTTCGTATCTGGGAAGTAAGTATAGAATCTGGATTTTGTCAGCACTTCAGCAACATTCGAGTTACCAGTTCCACCTGCTATACCATCTATTGGTGCTATACTCTCCGGACTGTGTTTCATCGGTGCTACCACAGGCACTGAGCCGTGTGTTGACATGACCGTACCAGCAGTGCCGTATGGTGAGAATGCCAGACTTGGATGATACGCACCGAGACCAGCGGCATACCCAGTGGTGGTAGTAGTGCTTGCGTTCTTGGTGGTGGAGACTGATATCTTCAGGCTGTTGAGAAGCGAGTACCTCTCACCATGCCATCCCACAGCACCTATGGGCCTTGTCCTGTCTATGGCGTCTGCTATGCCTGAGAAGTGAGCCTGAGTCATGTGGTCACGGGTGTTGTCATTCTCATTGTTGAAGCGTACCGTGCCTGCTTTGGACCAGACGAAGATAGTTGCATTGTTTGCTATTGTTGCAAACTTATCTACATCTGGTGCTACATGATTTTGCCAAGTTGTTTTGTCCTCGAACTCGTTCTTGCCTTCTATCCTGTTCGGGGCAAGGAAGAACTTGATGTCACCAGTATCGTCTATCT